CGATGGTATATAACTGCTTGTTGAGGGAGCGTTAAAAATAGGATCAAATACTACTACAGATGAAGATACACTTTGAGATATTAATAGTGAAAACTTTTGATTAGATACAAGATTTGAAGCACTAATATAAGTACTGCCTGTAACCAATTGTAATGAAAACGCATTACCTTTACTTAAATCAAGTGATGCTGAACTATTAGTTGTAGTAACTGTTACTACATTACCTCTTAAACTACCAGTAACTGATAGTGAACCAGTTATAAGTGTTGGACCTGTTATGCTAAAATTACTATTAAGTAAATGAGTATTAT